TTCAACCTCAAGTGATGGTAGAATAAATGGTAGACCAGGTTATAGTGATACTATGATGTATTTAGCAATAGCATAAACAATGGAACAGTTGAAGATATATCTATTAAACGCAATAGCATTAGCAATATCAATAACGGAGATTAATCCCTATCTTCAAACGATTTCCTTAATCTTGGCAATAGGATATACAGTAATTTCAATAAGCAAGAAACTAAAATGAATATAGATTTAAACGGAGATAAGAAAGCTGATGTTTCAATCAGTATTACCCAAATAATTACGATAGCTGCTATGTTTGCTTCTATTATTGGTTCTTACTATACTTTGAGTGCCAAGATAGATGCTAATGCTGCGGAGGTTACTAAACTTAAATACAACGAGAAAGAATACACTTGGAAAGCACAAAGACAACTCGAAGCGGAAGTAAGAGAGATTACTTTAGAGATGAGGGACTTTATGAAAGATTTAGAATATTTAAAAGTAGATAAAAGAAAATGATAAAAAAATATTGGAGTATAGTTAAAAAAGCTGCTAAAGATTGGGTGGTGGATAATTGGAAAAGTGATTTATTATTTGACAAAGGTAAAGTTATCTTTGTTGGTGTTATCGCTTTCTTTGTACTTATTAAAATAATCTACGATATATTCGTATGAACCTTAATTACTTTACTCTCTCGGAATTTTCTTCTCCGGATTTACCTAATTCAGGGCTTAATATGGATTCAGGCTTTCTTACCAAACTTGAAGAAGCAAGAGCCATTGCAGGAATACCCTTTAGAATTACATCAGGATATAGAACAAAAGAATATAATCAATCATTGCGAGACAAGGGATATAAAGCATCTCCTAACTCATCACACCTTATTGGAGTTGCAGCCGACATTGCAGTCAATTCAGGACACGACAGATACGTTATCCTTAACGCTCTTATTAGAGCAGGATTTAAAAGAATCGGAGTTGCTAAAACATTCATACATTGCGACACAGACGATTCTAAACCTAACTCCGTATGGACTTACTAATACTGTAGGTAATACGATATGTCTGACAAAAAGAAATTTAAAGAGACACAAGTAGGACAGTTCTTGTTAGAGAAGATTCCTAATATAGTAGGAGCAGTAGCAGGAGATACGTTAGCAGGAAACGTAATACAAGCCATTATAGGCGGTTCTGATATGTCCGAAGAGGATAAGTCCATAGCATTAAAAAAACTTGAATTAGAGAGAGCAGAGATAGATGGAGTAACCCGTAGATGGGTTGCAGATGCTCACAGTAAGTCTTGGTTAGCAAATAACGTTAGACCATTGACTTTAGTATTCCTTACAATTAGTTACGTAGTAGGTTGGTATTTAGGATACCCATTAGATTCTATTACAGGTCTTTTAAGTATCGTTATAGGTGGTTATTTCGGTTCAAGAGGGGTAGAGAAGGTATTTGGAAATAAAATGCACAAGAATGGCTAAACAAAAAGTTATCAACTACGAAAAGGTCAAAGTAAGACGTAAGGGAATACATAGTAAATCAAAACAATCAAGTGTAAAATCATCTAAAAACTACGTTAAGAAATATCGTGGTCAAGGAAGATAATGTTTATAACTTACCGTTTAAAAAGTTTACATCTTTCAAAAAAAGCGTGTAACTTTGGTGGGTTAGTGGGAATGTAATTATTATTTTTAATACAACTTAAATACTAACTTTAATACATATATAAATAAATGGAAGATTTAACTATTAGAAAATTAGCAGAAAAAATTGCAAAAGATTTTCAATTATCTGTAAAAGAAAGAACAGATAGCATATTAGAATTAGATGCTATACAATATCAAAATCTTGGTATAGATTCTACTAAAACAGAAAAGAAAAAAGTTAAATCAGATAGTAAGTATTTATATAGGCTCGTAAAAGGATTTAATGAATCAGATGGTAACTTACTGTTGAATCATATGGATGCTTAACCAATGATTAAAAAAAAACTATGCCAAGAACTGCAAAGAAACCTACAAGAAGTAAATTAGTTAAAAAACTTGATGTAGTATTTAGTCAGTATATAAGACTGTCTAATGCAGATAAGAATGGCTATTGTACTTGTGTAACTTGTAGTAAAAATTTTCATTGGAAAGAAATACAAGCAGGACACTTTATGAGTAGAAAGCACTACTCTATACGTTGGGATGAAAGAAATGTTAAACCACAATGTGTAGCCTGTAATGTCTATAGAGCAGGAGAACAATATAAGTATAGTTTATATCTTGGTAATAACTTATCTCAAAAGCTGCTTGAAGAAAGTAGGGAACTACGTAAATTTACAAATATCGAGTTAGAAGAAATGATTTCTGATTATAGTGATAGATTGAAAAAACTTACTTGATTAATTCTTGTATAATTGTTCTTTGTTATGGAGGGTAGGATTAATTTCTTATCCTCTTTTTTTTTGTTAAATATTTTTTTGTATCTTTACGATATGGAACATTATACTAAAGCAGAACTCTATGGCGAGGTCTTGGAACTGCAACACGAAAACGAAAAACTAAAAGAACAATTAATTTTAAGTTATGAAAGAAACAAACATTAATCAGAAACTGTTCAATCTACAACAAGAGATAGGAACAATTAGCAAGGATGCAAGTAACCCTTTTTATAAGTCAAAGTATTTTGATATTAACTCTTTAATCAATCAGCTTAACCCTCTCTTAAAGAAGCATAGATTACTTCTACTGCAACCAATAGAGGAAGATAGTGTTTATAGTAAACTTATCTGTGTTGATGGAACAGGAGGTGTTATATCAGGTTTAAAGCTACCTGAAATAAACGACCCACAGAAGTTAGGTTCAGCAATTACTTATTATCGTAGATATACTTTAGCTTCACTTCTTGGATTACAGGCAGTAGACGATGACGGTAATGTAGCAAGTGGAGTAACCGAAGAAAAGAAATGGTTAAACCAAAACACACCTGAATTTAGTAAAGCAATAGAATTTATAAAAGGTGGAGGTAGCATAGAAGCTATAAAAAGCAAATACAAGGTATCTAAAAAAGTAGAAGATGAACTTGCAAAATTGTAGAATTAAAAAAGTATATTACACAACAAAATATAATAATCAATCAATAAAAATAGAAATATGGAAATTACAGGAAACATCAAGGTTATTCAAGACATTGAATCAGGAACTTCTAAATCAGGCAATGAGTGGTCTAAAAGAACTATCGTTGTAACAACAGAAGGAGACTACCCACAAGACTTACCTATTGACTTTATGGGTAAAGCTATGGAGGACATTCAAAAGTTTCAAGTAGGAAACCCTGTTACGGTTAGCATTAATTTACGTGGAAGTCAATACAATGGTAAATACTATTCAAGTATTAACGGTTGGAAGATAGCACACACAATAGGAAACGTTAGCAACACAGAGCAGAACCCTGCAAGAGAAACTGCAGACTTACCATTTTAAATAATTGGGGGATTAAGTTCCCCCTTTTTTTATATATTTATGAAAAAGATATTTGAAGGAGAGATGCCTGATGACTTTTGGAATTATTTAGTAAATCCAATAACAGGATATTATATAGAACATAGAAACAAAAACGAATATAACGAGGAAATCGTAAGGAAGTATGCGAAAACTCCGCAAAGTATATGATAGCACAAGCAAAGAAATTACAAGATAGGATTTTAGATATCAAGTATGGCAGAATAAAAGAAGGACTTAAAATAGGAGTTCCTGAAATTGACGAACACATACGATTCAAAAAAAACGTACTAATAGCAATAGGACACGCTAACGTAGGTAAGACTACAACACTTATTTACTTTTATGTATTGTGGGCAAAGAAACACAATCTTAAATTCTTAATATGGTCAAGTGAGAACAGTCCTGAATCAATATTAAGAAAAATTATAGAATTTAGAATGGGTAAACCTATTCAAGAAGCTACAGACACCTTAATAGATAAAGCAGTAGAGTGGTCTAATCAACACTTTAAAATAATAGAAGTAGAGGACTTATACACTTATAAAAGTCTTTTGAAAGAAGCACAACAAATAAAAGATGCTTGGAATTACGATGGTTTATTAATAGACCCTTACAACTCGTTGGCTAAAGATGCAGCAGTACTTAAAATGGTAGGAAATGCCCACGAGTACGACTATCAGGTTTTGACTGAATTAAGAATATTTAGCAAAAAGAATAACGTACAGGTTTGTGTAAATGCACACGGTGTAACTTCTGCACTTCGGCAAGTACACCATAGCGGACACGAATATGAAGGATTAACAAGACCATTAGCAATGAGTGATGCAGAAGGTGGTTCTAAAATTAGTTCTCGTGCTGATGACATTTGGTGTATTCATAGATATGTACAACATCCTACCGATTGGATGTATTCTCACATT